TGGGTGGTATTGTTAAGTCTAGGAAATAAGAAAGGATTAAGATGTGGATAATCCCCAAGAACTTACACACATTAGCCTCTGTAGCGGATACGGGGGCATTGATCTCGGACTTAAACGAGCTATCGGCTCTATCAGAACAATCGCTTATAGCGAGATCGAATCTTTTGTCTGCTCCAACTTGGTTGCGAAAATGGAAGCAGGGCTCCTCGATGTCGCACCTATATGGACGAATCTTAAAACCTTCCCGTGGGGACATTTTCGAGGTCGAGTGGACATCCTTTCAGGAGGCTTCCCTTGTCAGCCATTTAGCTCGGCAGGGAGAAGAGCAGGAGATGAAGACCCCCGACATTTGTGGCCCCATATCCTTAGAGGAATCAGAGAACTTGGACGACCTCCCATTGTTTTCTTCGAAAATGTGGAAGGAATCATCTCCTCAAAACTCGCAGGCACCGAGTGGTCAGACCCCACAGGGACACCTGTTTTGCTCCATGTCCTTAGGGAGTTGGAACGAGTGGGTTACAGGGCAACGGCAGGACTATTCTCAGCGACAGAAGTCGGTGCCCCACACCAACGGAAGCGTGTATTTATACTTGGCGTACAATCCTGTCTTGATTCAAAAGCCTTCGATGTTGTCCTCAGAGGAGCCGCAAACATTACCCACAGGGAAGATGTGGAAGACACCGACAACGACCGATGTGGGACGCGAAGCAAATCTAGTGACGAAAGAGGGACAACCTTGGAAAGGGGAAGGGAGAGCGTACCGACTAGACGGCTCCGTCAAGCAGATGACGCTTCAGTATCAAGTAGAGCAGACGGAAGAACCGAACTACAAACCTTGGGCGACACCCAATACGATGGACACACTCCCCCCACGCTCCCCCGAAGCATTGAAGAGACATCTCACAAACGGGGCGAGAACAGGGAGGACTTCAAGCGGAAATCTGAGGGAGCAAGTATGCGTGTACCCTTGGGAAACGCATGGCCCGCAGGACGAGGAGCTTCACAACACCCATGGGAACCCCCAAGAGTCACAAAGCCAAGAAATAACAACCCCCTCGATGACGGAGACGACCCCCTTGATGACGGGTCATGTGAAATGGGCGACACCCACACAGCGAGATGGACTCCGAATAGGCGAGACAACGGAGGCGTGGACGGCGAGAGCAGAGAGGAAGAAGGAAGAGGGGATCAATCTCCACCGCCCCCTCAGCATGGAGGCACTCTTGGATGCGGAGAGCCAAGTCCCTCCGATGAGGGGTCAACTCAACCCTCGATGGGTGGAAACCCTCATGGGATTGCCGATAGGTTGGGTTATGCCGAGCTGTCAATCACCTGTGACAATCGTAACGACGAACTTAGAATGCTTGGAAACGGAGTCGTCCCCGCCACCGCAGAGCGAGCCTTCAGAGTCTTATGGCAGCGACTCATCTAAATCGCGGCTGAACGCACACCCAATCAAGACCAATAAAACCCCCAAAAAGAAGCGGCAAAAGCCGATGAATGATGGATTTATGAGTCTCTTCGAGGAGGACTAAGAAATGCACCTTTCGGGCATCTAGGTTCTTCAAACAGTTTAAGAAAGACAACCACCAATGATTGAAATAAAGATTGGGGACTGCACCCAAAGGCTTAAAGACCTAGAAACCAACTCCGCAGACTCTATCATTTCCGACCCCCCTTATGGTCTTAAATTTATGTCCAAAGGATGGGACGATATAGGTGAGGGTTCTCTACAGAGGGAGTGGCACAGGGAGTGGCTCAGAGAAGCCTATCGGATATTGAAGCCTAATGGAGTTCTCAAGGCTTTCTCGGGGAGTAGGACTTTCCATCATCTTATTTCTATGATGGAGGAAATAGGTTTCTCTGATTTATCCGTAGAGGCTTGGGTGTATGGGAGTGGATTCCCCAAGTCGCACAACATAGACAAGTCGATAGACGCGAACCTTGGCGTGTCGCATCTGCGTCCTGTTGTGGGCGAGCAGAAACTGAAAGGCACAGCCCGCAAGATTAAGGGCGGCAATAGACACGGGTGTGCGATGGCGGGAATCGACATTGAACGCCAAGAGACTGTGGTGAAGTTGAGCACCCCGTACTCGGACGAGGCGAAGCTGTGGGAGGGTTGGGGTACTGCCCTAAAACCTTCTTGGGAACCTATCTGTATTGGATATAAGAGATGAAGATCATAACCTTACTGAGAAAACCCCTAGAGGGCTCTGTAGCCGAGAATATTCTAAATCATGGGTGTGGGGGGATAAATATTGACGCTACACGAGTAGGTATTGAGGGGGGTACAAAAAGATCAGAACAAGTCCCATATCCTAAGAAGTTGGACGGGACAGAAGATCGTAGTGGTTCTTGGGCAAGAACGGGACACTCCTCCTTAGACATAAACAAAGGCAGGTGGCCCGCTAACTTTATCCTTACTCACCTAGAGGGCTGTGATTTAGATTGTGTCGAGGGCTGTTCTATTAAAGAGATGGATACTCAAAGCGGGGATGTGTCTAGGTTCTTCATGCAGTTTCAGAAAGATGAAGAATGATAGAAATAAAGATTGGTGACTGCACCCAAAGGCTTAAAGACCTAGAAACCAACTCCGTGGATTCTATTATCTCAGACCCTCCTTATGGTCTTAAATATATGGAGAAAGGATGGGATGATCTTGGACAAGGCTCTCAACAAAGAGAGTGGCATAGGAGGTGGTTGGAGGAAGCCTATCGCGTCTTGAAGCCTTGTGGAGTCATCAAGGCTTTCTCAGGGAGCAGAACCTTCCATAATCTTATTTCTATGATGGAGGGTGTGGGTTTTAGGGATTTATCCGTAGAGGCTTGGGCGTATGGGAGTGGGATGCCTTTTAGTTTGGATGTCGCTAAAGCACTAGAGGCGAGCATATTATTCGGATCATCGAATAAAAAGGATTTCAAGAGGCTGAAGGGGGTACGGAGGGAAGGAGGACATGGCTACTGCAATCTGAATGTAGTGCATGGTCGGAGAGATACAGATTACTCCGACAGAGGGCAGAGTTTCGACCTAGACCCTCAGACCGAAATGGGGAAGAAATACTTGGGTTGGGGGACATCCCTTAAACCTTCTTGGGAACCTATCTGTATTGGATATAAGAGATGAACCCTAAGCACCTCAAAGTACGGATAGCTCAATGTGACCTTATCGCATCTAGCTCCCCATGTGGCAGACGGAAAGTGGGGGCGTTGATCATCGACCCCGAGAGTAATGTAGTTATTTCTGAGGGTTATAATGGCACACCTAGAGGGAGTTCTTCAGACCTCTGTGGGGGGGCTTCTTGTCTGAGGGAGGGGTTATCCATTAAGAGCGGCACTCAGAACGATGTGGGGTGCATACACGCGGAGCAAAATGCGATATATAACGCTGCAAGAACGGGTAACTCAACGATGGGGAAATGGATGATCACGAACTGCGACCCCTGCCTCATGTGTGCTAAGGCTATTCATCAATCGGGGATCGTAAGAGTATATCTCCCCCTAGATGAACAAGTCCATATAGCGGGGGTAGAGTTTCTCAGAACCAACAGAGTGACGCTCATAAAATTGAATAACCCTGAGAGGGCAAAATGATAGAAATAAAGATCGGGGACTGCGTTCAGCGTCTTAAAGACCTAGAATCCAACTCCGTAGATTCTATTATCTCAGACCCCCCTTATGGTCTTAAGTTTATGTCCAAGGGGTGGGACGATATAGGTGAGGGTTCCCAACAAAGGCATTGGCATAGGGGGTGGTTGGAGGAAGCCTATAGAGTCTTGAAGCCCAACGGGGTCATCAAGGCTTTCTCAGGCTCTAGGACTTTCCATCATCTTATTTATATGATGGAGGAAATAGGTTTCTCTGATTTATCCGTAGAGGCTTGGGTGTATGGGAGTGGATTTCCCAAGAGCCTTAATGTCTCGAAGCAGTTTGACAAGAACAACAACACCCTACTCATAGTAGGTCAAGGGAGGGCGGGTAAAAACGCCCTAGGTCAAGATATTGGGTTTAATAAAACCTACGATCCGCACACCTATAACATAACAAAACCCAACTGCACCGAGGCGAAACTATGGGAGGGGTGGGGTACAGCCCTTAAACCTTCTTGGGAACCTATTTGTATTGGATATAAGAGATGAAGATCATAACTCTACTAAGAAAGCCCCTAGATGGGTCGGTAGCTGAGAATATCCTAAATCATGGGTGCGATCATGGGTGCGGGGGGCTGAACATTGAAGGGTGCAGGGTGGGCGAGGGTGAGGAGCGGGCGAACAGGATACCGAAAGGGGTAAAGCGAGAAGGCTCACAAGTTACCTCTTACGCTATGGGATCAGCCATTAATCTTGGAACCACATCGCAAGGCAGGTGGCCCGCCAACTTTATCCTCTCACACTCAGAGGGCTGTGATTTAGATTGTATAGGGGGGTGTCCTATTAAAGAGATGGATACTCAAAGCGGGGATGCGTCTAGGTACTTCATGCAGTTTCAACAAGAGCGAAAGGATTAAATCATGAGCATGATCGACTACTTCTTAAAGATGATTACGCCTCCGATTGAGGATGCGTGTGTGTTGGTGTCCCGTCCCGAGGATATTGACATCGACAAATACCTCAAGGAGGTGGGGGATGACGAGTTATCCTCAACCTTTGAGCCGATGGTGCATGGGATTATCCTTTTAGGTGAGCCCACCGAAGAACAGGCTGAAAATATCCTAAAGATACTGAAGCCTGGTGCCCATGTCGTTCTTATCCCTGATGACATCTCCCCGATTGGATACAAGGGTGTTATACAGCTTGAGGACAAGGGCTTCGAGGTGAGAGACGCGATCTATGTGGCGGAGGAGGGTTCGGGGTTCTTCTACGGGTCGAAGGCGAGTCGCTCTGAGAGGGAGGCGGGATTGGATAACTTTGAGGATCAGAATGAAACCACCTTAGAGGGAGAGGAGGGAGAAGAGAATGAAGAGGGGGTTATGAAGAAGCGTAAGAATGTCCACCCGACTGTGAAGCCGATAGATGTGATGGAGTGGTGTGCGAGGGACATAGGTACGCACAAGCTAGTGGTAGACCCATTCTTAGGGAGTGGAACTACGGGGTGTGCGATGTCTCGTCTTGGACATGACTTTGTGGGGATAGAGTTACAGCCTGAGTACGCGAGGATATGTGAGGCTCGGATCAGGCATTGGAGCCCTATCGGGACGGAGATCAAGTCTGAGGCGGGTGTGGGGAAAACGGAAGATAAGCGTGGGGGTATGTGTTCAATCTTTGACTTCTGATTTTCGGATAATTCATAAGGGGGTGGTGGATGAACCGCTGAGAACAGGAGTGAGAAGATGATACTTGGATTAGACCCATCGCTGAGAAACTTTGGTTGGGTGTTAATAACGGATGAGGGGGAGTATTTGGATAAAGGGATGATGGGAACAGAGGCGGATATGGTGTTTGTGGAGAGGTACATATATTTGAGAGAGGGTCTGAGAAAGGTGGTTCAGACTATCCGAAGCAAGTATCCGAAAGTGGAGTTGAGGGTAGGTATTGAGTCTCCCATTTTCAACGACTTGTACTCAGAGGGTATGTACGGATTATTTCTCTACTCGAATGAGGCGTTGATGTTGGAGGGATTGGATACGGTGTATTTAACGCCGAATCAGGTAAAGGCTCACGCACATATGTATTTGAATAGACCGAAGGGTTGGAAGATGCAGAAGGCGGATATGGTGGAGGCTGCGAAGAAGGCGACAGATGGTCAAGGGGCGAAGGGGTGGAATCACCATCAGGCAGATGCGTATTGGGTAGGGAGGACAGCGGGGAGATTTTGGCAGTTGGTGGAGGGGAAGATAGAGATTGCTGATTTATCCGATTTAGAGAGGAAGCATTTTACGGATTTAGAGAGGTATGTTCAGGGTAAGAAGGCAGGTAGGGTAAAGCGTATGGGACTGACGCATAAAGAAGATGATCGTTACTTTAGGTGGTCGAGTAATCCTATAACAACCGAGGCACAGGGTTCTATTGTGGAGCCCTCTAACACTCATGGAGCGGATAATGAGTAAGGCGATAAGCACGAAGAAGGCAGAGGGCGTAGCGACAGCCCTGAATAAGCGAGCGGATTTGATGGGAACCTTGAAAGAGGTTGAGAAGGGAACTAAGGATAGTTCCCTTGTGGAGCTAGACCCTGCATCATTGACAAGTTCAATGCCTCACATTTCAACAGGGTCGGTGGCACTTGATTATCTGATTGGAGGTAAGGAAAACGCACAGGGTGTTCGTCCGTGTCCGGGTATTCCGCGAGGACGGATTACGAACATCTACGGTATGGCGGGAGCGGGCAAGACCACGATTGCGTTGCAGACAGCGGCGAGCGTTTGTGCGGAGGGGGGGACTTGTGTGTACATAGATTGGGAGAACGAGGTTGAACCTCGTTATGCTTCTGTGTTGGGAGTACCTGTAACGGATAAACAGCGTTTTCTTTTGCTTCAGCCTGAGACTCTTGAGCAGGGCTTCAAGTTGATGGTGAAGTTTGCTCATGCAGGTGTGGATTTAATTGTGGTGGACTCAGTTGGTGCGGGTGTACCCGAAGCGATGTTTAAGAAGGAAGCAGGAGAGCAGGGTGGTGTTGGTTTGTTGGCTCGTCAATGGTCTCAGTTCTTGCCTCTTTTTAAGCGTGTTATTGCAGTATCCAATACTGCGGTGATTGGTATTTCTCAGTTGCGTGAGGCGATTGGTGGTATGCCGGGGTTTGGAGCTGGACCCACCAAAAAACCTCAAGGTGGTCAAGCGTGGACTTTCTATTCCACTCTCAAGATCATGTTGACCGTTATTGGTAAAGACAAGGGTAAGGAATGGGACGGCTTACAGAACAAGATGATTGAGTCCGTTAAGGGCAATATCGTTAAAGCCGCATTGGATAAGTGCAAGGTGTCCGACTCGTACAAGCATGAGGCTCAGTTTTATCTGATGTCGGGTAAGGGTGTCGATAATGAGCGGACGGTATTGGATTTGGCTATCGCGACAAATATCGTAGTTAAAAAGGGTGCTTGGTTCTCTTGGATGGGACCGCAGGGTGAAGTTAGAGGTCAAGGTCTTGAAGGCTTTAGAGCTAATATGCCCAACGATTGGCTCGATTATATGTTCGCTCAGGTTAAACCCTTCCTTACAGCCAAGGGTTAAACCCTTCCTTACAGCCAAGAAGAACGAACCCGAAGCAGGGACTCTTGGTTCTAGTGGTGTCGAGTTAACTGATGATGCCGCTGATGCCTTGAGCGAGCTTGACGCTATGTTCGGGGAAGATGACGAGTAAGACAACACCCTTTAGAGGATAAAAAGAAACAGCCCCTTATCCAATCTCAGATAAGGGGCTGTTTCTTTTTATCCCTGCGGAAAGGATCAGTTTCTTATCCCCCCGCCCTGAAAGTTAATGTTCTCTCACCTACGAGCGGGGCTCTTTGGCACAG